AGATCGACATCCTGGCTCGAGCCGGCGTGCTCCCGCCGATGCCGGACGAGCTGCTCGAGGCCGGCGGCCTGGTCGACGTGGAATACCAGTCGCCGCTCAACCGGGCGCAGCGAGCTGACGAGGGCGTCGCGATCCTTCGCACCCTCGAGAGCCTGGCCCCGCTGGCGCAGATCGACCCCAACGTGATGATGGTCTTCGACCCTGCCGCGGTCGCCCGTGAGCTGGCCGAGATCAACGGCGTCCCGGTGAAGGTCATGCGGACCAAGGATCAGATCGCCGCGATGCAGGAAGAGCAGGCCAGCGCGATGCAGGCCCAGCAGCTCCTGGCTGCGGCCCCGGTGGTTGGCAAGACGGTCAAGGATCTCGCCCAGGCGCAGACCCTTGCCGGCAATGCGCCGCCGCAGCAGGCCGCGGGGATCTTCCCGTCGTGAGTTCCGACACCTTCGACGCCTCTGTCCTGGACGACGCCGAGCTGGAGCGGACCCTGGCCGACGCTCTGGGGCGAGAGGCCAACCGTCGCAGCCGCGGGTTCCCCCAGGCGGTGCAGCGATCGGCGCTCGATGAGCAGGTCGGTGGCAGCCATTACAAGTCTTTCAAGATCCAGCCGCTCGAGTTCTCGATGGCGAACGGCCTCAACGCCTGCCAGCACACCGCCATCAAGTACATCGTCCGCAGGAAGGGCAGCCGGCTCGAGGACATCGACAAGGCGATCCACACCTTGCGTATCTACCGCGACATGATCGAGAAAGGCGAAGCCGAATGATGCAGAGGCTGATCGACCGCATCCTGCGGCGCAAGCAAGCCTACCGGCGCACCTTCATGGACGCCGACGGAAAACTGGGGCGCGATGCGGAGGTTGTCCTGGCTGATCTCCGCAGATTCTGCCGGGCAACCGGATCGACCGTGGTGGTCAGCCCGGTTACGAAGCAGATCGACCCGATCGCAATGGCGATGGCCGAGGGCCGCCGCGAGGTGTGGAACCGCATGATGGCCCACCTCTACGTCGACGAGAAGCAAGTGTTTACCCTCCAAACCGATGACGAATAGGAGATCCCATGTCTGATGGTGCAACTAGCGGGTCCGCGATTCTTGCGGGCAACCCGGCAGGCGATGTCGCTGCTGCCGGCAATGTGGTCGGCGGCGAGGCAGCCGCCAACGCGAACTGGTTCGATGGGTTCCAGGACGCAGACCTGAAGGGCTACGTGCAGAACAAGGGCTGGAAGGATCCGACGGAGCTTGCCGTCGGCTATCGCAACCTCGAGAAGCTCCTGGGCAGCGAGAAGGTTCCTCTCCCCAAGGGAGCCGAGGACAAGGAAGGCTGGAGCCGGGTATACGATGCCCTGGGCCGCCCCAAGTCCGCGGACGATTACAAGCTGCCGGTTCCTGATGGCAGCTCGCCTGATTTCGCGAAGGCCGCCGCCGGCAAGTTCCACGAGCTGGGTTTGTCTGCCAGCCAGGCCCAGGCGCTGACCGAGTGGTACAACGGCCAGGCCGCAGAGGCCTCGACCGGGATGCAGCAGCAGTCGGCGCAGAAGTCCGAGGCCGACCTGGCAGCGCTCCGCGGCGAGTGGGGCGGCGCGTTCAACGAGAACGTCGAGCTGGGTCGCCGGGCCGCCAGGGAGTTCGGCCTGGACGCCGACAAGCTCAACGCGATGGAAGGCGCATTCGGCACGGGCGAGATGCTGAAGTTCATGGCCCGCATCGGCCGTGGCCTGACCGAGCACACCTTCGAGGGTGGCAAGACCACGCAGGGCTTCGGCATGACGCCGGAGGCGGCGCAGCAGCGTATCGCCCAGCTCCGCGAGGACCGGGAATGGTCGACGCGCTACATCTCCGGCAACGCCGACGCACGCGCCGAGATGTCGAAGCTGATGGCCGTTGCCTACCCGGAGTGATGCTGTTATGACAACACCGTTGCAATCTCCGATGCACAATCCAGAAGTTCGTCTAGAATGTCTGCGACTTGCGTATCGGCCAGGGCTGGCACCTCACGAGGTGATAGCGATGGCGAGGGAATACCTCGCCTGGGTCGCACCGCAAGCGCCGATAACCCCACAAGGGCCGGCTGACAGCTCGAAAGCGGGCAAACGATTGGCCCCGGCAGAATCTGCTCGGACAAGCCTCCCGGCGAATGGCGCGGTGAAAGCCGCAAGCGTCTAACCATTTTTTAGGAGGACATCATGTCCGTTAACGTCTCCACCGCATTCGTCCAGCAGTACGCGACGAATGTTCAGATGCTGCTCCAGCAGCAGGGTTCTCGTCTCCGTAACACGGTGACGCAGATGAAGTTCGTTGGTAAGGCCGCGAGCATGGCCGAGCAGTTCGGCTCGGTTGCCCCGGTCCGCAACCAGTCGCGTCACAGCGACACGCCGCTGATCTCGACCCCGCAGGACAAGCGTTGGATCTACCCCAACGACTACGACTGGGCTGATCTGATCGACTCGCAGGACAAGCTGCGTATGCTGATCGACCCGAGCAGCTCGTATGCGATGGCCGGTGCCTGGGCGATGGGCCGTGCGATCGACGACGAGATCATCTCGGGCATTCTCAACTCGAACAACACGGGTGAGAACGGCACGTCGGCCACCGGCACGCTCTACGCGTTCAACAGCAACAGCCAGTCGGTTGCCGCCACCACGGGTGCGTCGGCCGCCACGGGCCTGAACATCGCGAAGCTCCGCGCCGCCAAGAAGATCCTGCTCCAGGCCGAAGTCGATGTCGACAACGACCAGCTCTTCATGGCGATCACCGCGAAGCAGCACGATGACCTGCTCAACGAAGCCCAGGCGATCAGCCTCGACTACAACACCCGCCCGGTGCTGGTCGACGGCAAGATCACCTCGTTCATGGGTTTCAACTTCATCCACTCCGAGCGTATTCCGGGTGGTGGTTCGTACAACACGGCCATCAACACCGCGATCGCTTCTGGCTCCTCGGACGGTCAGTACACCACCGGCTCGCGCTGGATGGTTCCGTTCTGGGCGAAGTCGGGTGTGGCCCTGGGCGTCTGGAACGACATCCAGACCTCGATCGACCGTCGCGCCGACAAGCGCAACTCTTACCAGGTCTACGTCACCGGCACGTTCGGTGGCGCTCGCATGGAAGAGAAGAAGGTCGGCCTGATCAACTGCGTGTAACGGAGGCCTGACACATGGCTGCTTATCTTTCGACTGAACTGGGCGGCTCTGCCAACCAGACCGCGGCCCCGGTGGGCTACAAGCCGCGTGCGACGGTCTACGCTGCGCGTCTGAAGCGTATGCGTGGCACGTTCACGTACAACACGCAAACGACCTCGGACACGCTCGTCGTCGGCAACCTGCCGGCGGGTGCGACGTTCGCGTTCGGTGCGATCACGACCTCGGCCTCGACGAGCACGGCGACCCTGGCCGTGGGCATCAGCGGTTCGACCGGCAAGTACAAGGCTGCCGGCGCTGTGACCACGACGGACCAGCCGCAGCTCTTCGGCCTGGCCGCTGTCGTGGGCGCTGCTGACCCGGCCCTGTCGGCCGAGGAACAGGTGTTCGTCACGATCGGTACTGCTTCCCTTCCGGGCAGCGGCACCCTCGTGGTGGATCTCTACTACTCGATGCCGAACTGATCGGAGCGGGGGCCGGGGTAACACCTGGCCCCCCCTCCCCTCACCAGAGGACTGCACATGGCCTACTACTTCGGAATCAACAACGGTGCTGGTTTCTCCGGCAACGTCACCGAGAACTCCTCGACCACGTCGAAGGACGTGGAGGTTGTGATCAACACCAACGCCAACGTGCCGAGCAAGGAAGAGCTGCTCCTGGCGATCGAGAAGCTCGAGTATTACATCACGACCGCTTCCAAGAACTGGTAAGGGGTTCGCATGAGCGTTCGCCGCGCAGACGACATCTCGTACACGCTGGCGGCCAATGCCAGCGGCACGGGCAACGCGGTCATCATCAAGGGTGGAGAGTACATCTTCACCTGCGATGGGACTGCTGGTGGCACCACGATCAGCCTTCAGGTTCTGACGCTCAACAACGTCTGGACCGACGTCTCCGTCTACTCCGGCTCGGTGGTGAAATCGACCACCATGCCCTACGCGCAGACGGGTATCGACCTTCCCGCCGGCAGCGTTCGCCTTAACTGCGCGGGCGGTTCGCCGAGCGGTGTCTACGCTTACCTTGTCGGGGTGGGTTAATGGCTACCGTCTACATCACCGAATACGCTCGCCAGGCGCGTGACGCGTCGGGCTTTCAGATGGTCGTCGCGGACGAGCCGCCGGCTGCAAGCCAGACGGTCACGATCGGTGCGTCGTCGACGCAGTCGTCGGCCTTCAACTCGCTGACGCGTTTCG